TGATTGCGCCATTGTTTATGTACTGTTGTGTTAATAAGAGGAGGGAGGGATCGTAACAAAATTTGGTTAATCGTAACAATATATCTACCTTTATCGTAACAAATCACTTAATCGTAACACTTAATCGTAACACATGAAAAACAGAACACCTTTTTGTATTTATTGCAATGAAAGAATGGAAAGTCAAACATCCAAGAAAAAGTTTTGCTCAGACAAGTGCAGAGTTTATTTTCACAGGAAGTACCCAAATGGAAATACTATTTCTCCAGTAGAATTAGCCTCAAAATTGGCAGATAATGCTAAAGTGGTAGAAATACCTGTTGAAAACCACAAAATGCCTCCAGAGAGCTTAAAAGGGATAGACTTGATTATTTGGAAAGCAGAAAATTGGAAATAATTCGTATCTTAGCTAAAATATTATAACATGCCTGAAGAAAAATTTTCATATTTTGTATCTTATCTTAAAGATGCTTTTGATCAATCTGTAGTTTGGCATCATCAAACTGACTCTTATGCAGTACACAAGGCTTTAAATAAGTTTTATGATGGTATTCTTGGTTTAACAGATGGTTTAATAGAAAGCGTAAGTGGAATACATGGCAGACCAACTCGTTATCAAATAGATAGCCCAGTTGATTATAAAAATCCAGAACAAGTAGTTAAATATTTTAAGTCTGTTTATAATGCAATTGAAAAAGAAAGAAAGGATATTTACCAAGAAACTTGGGTTCAAAATCAAGTAGATGAAATATCTGCATTGTTTGCATCAACATTATACCTATTAAGTTTAAAATAATGAAAGGGAAATTAAAAATGATGAAGCGAGCGATTACCAATTTTGATATGGGTAAATACATATTGGTTGTTGGTAAAGATGCTACAGATATTTTTAAATTTTATGATGTAAAACAAATGCATGGACTAAATCTAAAGGATGCTCAAGCAGAGGAGGTAGATAAAACCAAGGGCAATGGGGTGTATATTTATGGGCTTACAAATTATAATCCAGCAGATAAAAAACTTACAGCCAAAAGTCCTTATAAACCGTTTATTTTTTTAAACATGGGTACTTTTAAAAAATATAAAGCTGAAGAACAAAAGACAGCAATAATGCACGAAACAATGCACATGGGTATTTTACTAAACAATTGGGATATAAAGGATAAAGAAGAGGAAGCAATAGGATTTGCAGAAGAAGAAGCTAATAAAATCATAAAAAAATTAAAAAACCTTAAACTTATAAAATGAAAAGTAAATTAAAAATGATGAAAAGGGCTGATGGCTCATCTTCTCCTCGTGGTTTATGGGATAATATTCGTGCCAATAAAGGAAGTGGAAAGAAGCCTACAACAGAAATGCTAAAACAAGAAAAGAAGATTAAATCAGAAGAAAAGAAATAATTATGTCTGGAGCTTGGCAAAAAAAAGAAGGTAAAAACCCTAAAGGTGGATTAAACGCAAAAGGTCGTGCATCTTACAATGCGGAAACTGGTGGAAATCTAAAAGCTCCTGTAAAATCAGGTGTTAATCCTCGTAGAGTTTCTTTTGCAGCTCGTTTTTCTGGTATGTTAGGTGCAATGAAGAAACCTAATGGTGAACCAACTCGTAAAGCATTAGCTCTTAAAGCTTGGGGCTTTGGTAGCGTTGAAGCAGCTCGTAAATTTGCTAATACTCATAAGAAATCGTAGTTATTGGTTTACCCAATGGTTATTATACGTTTCCCACCAAAATGTAAGATCTTCAGTTTCATTATCATAATATTCCCCAACAAAATCAGACTTCCACTTACTGTGTATATTCTCATACATTGTTAGGGTTAATACTGGTTGTGTAATGTTTAATTCGTTTTTTATTATATCTACCACTTTTATATAATTCCCTCCACGAATTACTCCTGCTTCTACTAATAGGATTTTTTTATCTACTATACTATCCGCATGGATATTGAACATATCATGAATTTCTTTTACAAACTTTTGATCAAATGATTGGTCTGGATATGGTACATCTATACCAAATCCTTCACATATCTCGCCTTTATTAGTTAATTGGTGACGAAGATATTGTCCTATTATAGACGAATAATCAGTTGATACTGTTACTATTAATACGTTTGATGCGTTTAAGTTACGAGATAATAAAGTATTTTTTAAATCATTCATTAAACGAATTTCTGAATCCCATTCTACTTTAAATTCTTTACGCATATTACTTATTTGTTTGCTTAAAAATATCAATTGCACCTAGTATTGATATTATTCCAAAAATTATTATTATTATTATACCCGTCATGTTGTTAATTATTATTATTAATCCCATTATTTAATTTTTAGGCTGATCTTCTAATATTTTTTTACCAGCTTCTGATAATGGCCTTGAAAATAATCTAAGTTTTTTACCTGTATTTGGGCACACAAAAGTAATGCCGGCATCTTGGTATGCTTTTAATACTATTTCCAATCCACCTTCGCCATCAGGGCTTGCACCTACTACATGTGGTTCATCATAATCAAATTGCATACAGAAATCACATCCTTCTGTATAAACTTGTATTTCTTTTGGTACCTCTGTTTTTTTCTTTGCCATGTTTTATTGTTTTATTTCGTTTATGTCAACTATTTTAACTTCTTCTCCGCTTATTAATGCGTCTAATGTAGATTCAATCATATCTCTTTGATCTGGAGTTAATAATGCCACCTTTTCTATAATTGCCGGTACCGCAAATACATCACTAGCTATTTCGTTTTTAATACCAAATCTAACTTCCTCGGTGAGAAATGGATTTGATACTAAATCACTAAATATCCAAGTTACTTTATCACTATATTTTTTAAATAGCCTTGAGCCTTGTGAATTTGGGTATTGCCTACAAAAATCTTCAAATTGCTCTTGAGCCATTTTTAAGTTTTGAATAGCATTTATAATATTGGCACCATTATTAACTTCAGGATTCATATTATTTATTAAAGTTTAAATGTGTTTCTTCTATTTCTTTTAAAAATTCTCTTGCTTTTTCTACTTTTTGTTGGATGCGCAATATATCATCTTCATTTCTACTAACGTGAAACATAAGTATTCTTTCTTCCATAGCTATATCATCAAATGACATGTTAAATTCAATCTTCATTGCTTCTTTTACATATTCTGGGTTTTCTTCTGTAGCCACATCCATTTTTTTAAGCAAATAATATTTCTCTTGCTCAATAATATTCTCTGGTGTATTTACTAAGCAGTATGCAATAACGGCACTTTTTGTTCCTGTTAACCACATGTAAGACTGCATTTGCCAATAATATAAATTATCCAACTTATCAGGTATGTTTCCAATAAATGTCCATAAATCATAGCTAGATTTAATGTCAATTATTCTATCATTATCAATAATATCTGGTGAACCAGAAATAAAATCATTAGTAAACCTTTGTTCATTTTTATTAAATGGCATCTTTAGGTACATAGAAAGTAAATCAATTGATTCCTGTTCTACCTCTATACCTTTTTTCATTTGCTTGGTTTGTATGTCTTTTTTACGGCCATATTTTTCAGCTATATAAACATCTAATAAATGTTTTTGAGCTGTTTTAGATAACAATCCGGCTTCTTTATCAGCCTTTGTTACAGGCTCGGTCATTAAATACCCTACAGAGCTTGCTCTGATGTGCGTTTCATTCCATTGCATAGTTAAAGTGTTTTAAGTTTATTATTATAGTGTTCTAGTAACTCCGGGTTGCTTTTACTCATCAATTCCCAGGCCTTTAATTCATTTTTTGTCTTACATGAATTAATAAAGTCTTTAGTTTTTTCAACTAATGATTTTTTTGATTGAGTAGGTATTACTTCTTCAGAAATTTGTTCATCATAAAAATACCCTAGATTTTTTAATCTAACCACGCTTTGTTTGTGATATTCTTCTACCAATTCCCTAGCAGTGTCTAAAGCTGCATTAGCCGAATCTCCTTCATTAAGGGAAAATTCAACGCCAATTTTTTCAGAAGAATAATTGCCTAAATTAAATGTTCTAGTGTAGTTAACGGTTTGGATGTGCATATGTGTTGGTTTTTATTTTACTCTAGATACGGTGGTAATACCATCTACGTATTTAATTTTAAACAGCTTGTCTTTGTGGGCTTCTTTCTTTTTTAAATTAGAAACCATTACCATTACTGAGGTATATGGGTTTTCAAAACGTAAATGTTCTCCTAGTGTTAATTCAGCAACCTTACTTGAAACTGATTCTGGATCTATTTTTCTTGCCATTTTATATATTTTTTGTAAAATTAATTTAATTAATTTAATTAAAAAAATAAATTTAATTAAATTTTGTATATTTGTGCTGCATATAGCAAGTGTTAACGGTTTAATCTCGCCCTTCGTTTCTACGAGGGGCTTTTTTGTCAAGTTTTTATAATTTTAATACATCAAGAATTTATAATTTTGACACATGTTTTAATTTATCAATCAAAAAACCCATATTTTGACTTATTTATTGATTGATAAAAAACCTCCCAGTATAGAAATACAGGAGGGATATTTACTATAAAAAACCGTCAACCAATATTTATAAACTTCTTTTTTACTAAATTAAGTTTAGCTCTATATTCTAAAATTAAAGCTTTTAATTCTTCTCTAGTTGGCCTTACCGGTTGCCTAGCAGTTTCTCTCAAATATTCAACTACAGCGTTGTTTTCTGCATGTAATTTATATTCAAATTCTTCAATATTTCCAGTTTTAAAATAATTACATTCCATACATTGTGGGCGGCAATTAGATTCCATCCATCTCGTTCCCAGATTAGATCTTCCCATAAAATGGCCACATTGTATTTCTGTAATTGTGTGCTTGCCTCCACATGTATAACATTCAACTACACCACTTTTATCGGCATGTTTATTTCTAATGTATTGGCTAAATACATGATCTAAGTCTTGAACTAAATTGTTAAAACTTTCAGAATCATCTTCAAATTCATCCATTCGCTTTTGAGTAGAAGCTATGGTAGCGCATTGTTTACACATTTTTTTTGAAAAATGATAATCAATGTTACCACAATTTATACAACGCTTTTTCTTAACTATTATTGTTGAGTTTCTCATATTTTTTCAAGTGCGTTTTTTACATTACACCAATAAAACAAATCTTCTGGGTTATTACTTTTTAATTCTATTTCTTTTTGAACATATAATATAGCACTGCTTTTGGCTTTTATAATTCTATTTTCAAAATCAGTTACTTTATCTTTTAAAAAAAAATTTAAATATAACTTAATTGCTTTAGCTTGATAGCCTTCCATTATTCTTTTAATTTATGCAATACTCCATTTATAAATCTATACTTACCAATATACTTTCCTGCCTTCCATACTTCAATAATCATGTCTAATCTCTTAGCCATTTCATATATTAATTCTCTATTTTCCATAAAAGTTTACAATTTTAAAAAACCCATTCCAATCTTTATTAATCCATATTTCTATATTAAATTTTAAAAAACCAAACATTAATATATATGTAGTCTTATTACCAAATGTGTTTTTAAAAACCCATAAATTTAAACTTGGTGTAATTGACCAAAACATTTTTTTAAAATTTATTATTATTCCAATTCCATTCATAAGTTATTTTTTTTGGTTAAGTATTTTAGTTTTAACCATTAAAGTATAATAAGATAATTTATATTTTACTTTAGGTTATTTGTTTTAGCAAAGATAATTAATTTAATTAAATTACAAAATTATTTTAAAAAAAAGTTAAAAATATTTGGGAATATAAAAAATAAGACTATTTTTGTCATCCAATAATCAAAACAAATTTATGGAAATCAAAACAGAATTAAAGCTTCATGAGAAAATAAAAGAAGCTTTAGATGGCCGTACACAAAGGTGGCTATCATTAAACGCAAAGATACCAGAATCGGAATTATCTCGTAAGATGCAGGGTAAATTATTATTTACAGATGCAGAAATAGCTCGTATTAACGAAGCTTTGAAAACCGATTTAATTAACGATTAATAACAACACAATGGCTCGCCCTAAAAAGAATTATTGCGATTACTTCCCTCATGATAGGGATATGAGAAACCATAGAAAGGTTAAAGCCATTCGTACAAAGTTTGGGCCTATAGGTTATGCTATTTGGTCAATGACTTTAGAATATTTAACCGGTATTGATGGTAATGTATTTGAATATTCAGATGTAGAATTTGAATTAATGGCTGGTGACTTTGGAGTTTCTGCTACAGAAATACGGGAGGTGGTGGATTACTGCATCAAACTGGATATGTTATTTAATAATAACGACTTTATTAACTCAGAATCACTTGATGAAAGACTAAAACCAGTATATGAAAAAAGAGGAACAAATAAAGATAAAAGTAAGAAACAACTCCGCATAAACGGTAAATTCGCTTCTATTAATACGGTAATTGACGGAGTTTCTGCTCCAGAAATGCCGCAAAGTAAAGTAAAAGAAAGTAAAGTAAAAGAAATTAAACTAAAGTTTAAGGATAATATTTCTTTAACCGAAAATGAAAACCAAAAGCTTGTTTCTGAATTTGGTAAAGACACGATTGATAAAGCTTATGAATTTTTATCATCTTATAAGATTGAAAAGTCTTATACTACAAAATCGGATTACCTAACAATACGTAGATGGGTGCTAGAGGCTATAAATAAGCCAAATAAGACACTTTCTCAGCAAAATAGTAATAACCCTTATCAACAACAATTAGAGGCCGCTAGAAAGGCTTATAAACCAATTTCTGAATAATGATAACAATTTTTAAAAATATTTTTAGCAAAGAGCCTCATTTTATAACTGTAGAAAAGGCTCTTGAAAGGATTAAATTAGGTGCAAGTAAACAATTAGTTCTAGATATTAGATTGGCCTTGGACAAGGAAAAAGCAAATAAGCTTAAACTTAACTTACCATCAATTTGCTTTAGTGGTAAATTTGGCCAAGACAGGAAAGATGAACAACTTATTGAACATAGTGGGTTTATTGTTCTTGATTTTGATGATATTTCTGATTTAAGGGATAAGCAAATAGAAATTATTTCAAATAAGTTTGTTTATGCTTGTTGGGTTAGCCCATCTGGAAGTGGTTTAAAAGCTTTAGTTAAAATTGCAGATGTTAAAAAACACAGGGAGCATTTTCAATCACTACAAGACATTTTCCCAGAAATTGATAGAAGTGGGATTAATGTAAGTAGGGTTTGTTACGAGAGCTTTGATCCTGATATTTATGTAAATAAAGATGCTGAAGTATTTACTAAAGCCAAAAAGATTGAAAAAATAGTAGTTTCTGAAATTGAAAATTTAGATGATTCAGAAAACTTTCGCAG